GGCGTTAGAACAAGGTAGAAGTCTGGGGTTAACCTTTAGACAAATAAGGCGTAACCTACTCGTAGATAAGTATAGAGTTGGTAAGGGTCAATACTCAATAGAGGGTGTTGAGTCTTCACCGATTGAATCGGTGTCTATATCAGATTCCCCTGTTGAGAAGGTTAAACCTGTCGTTAAAGAGAATGATGAGGTTAATCTTATCGCGAATACAGCGATGGAGTCCCTAGTCCCAGAGGCGTTTGAGGGATTTGTTGAATGGGGTCACTATTCAGATGTGAAAAGAATCGTAAGGTCGAGAATGTTCTACCCGATATTTGTGACAGGATTATCTGGTAATGGTAAGACATTAATGGTCGAACAGATTCATGCGAGTCTAAAAAAAGAATTAATAAGAGTCAATATCACGATTGAGACCGATGAGGATGACCTACTTGGTGGATTCAGACTTGTGAACGGCGAAACCAAGTTTGTACCTGGGCCTGTTGTTGAGGCGATGGAAAAAGGATGTACTCTTCTTCTTGATGAGTGTGACTTAGGTTCAAATAAAATAATGTGTTTACAACCAGTTCTTGAAGGAAAAGGTGTCTATCTTAAAAAGGTGAATAAATGGATACTTCCAAAGAAAGGATTTAATGTTATCGCGACCGCAAATACCAAAGGTAAAGGGTCTGATGATGGTAGATTCATTGGAACGAATGTGTTGAACGAGGCGTTTCTTGAAAGATTCGCGATTACTCTTGAACAACCCTATCCTTCAGTTCAAGTTGAAACGAAGATTGTTCTTGGTTCTATGTTGAAATATGGTAAAACAGATAAAGAATTCGCGAGTAAATTTGTGGACTGGGCGGATGTGATAAGAAAAACATTCTTCTCGGGCGCGATTGATGAAATAATTAGTACTAGAAGACTAGACCACATAGTCAAAACATTTAGTATCTTTGGAAATAGAATGAAAGCGATAGAGATGTGTGTCGCGAGATTTGATGATGAGACCAGAGATGCGTTTCTTGATTTATACACCAAAGTTGATTCTGGTGCGATACAGAATGATGAAAGTGAAGAGTCATCAGAATCAACTGAGGAACAACCGACTGAAGAAGTTAGTAACTACTAATATAGAAGGATTTCCTTTCTCTCTTTTTTCATTACACAACTGAGGGAATCCTTCTTCCTTTCAAAACCCCTATAAACACTGGGGTTTTGCTGCATTCAGACTAGCGTGCGATTACGCATCAAGGGCTCTATTACGCATCAAGGCTCCCGTCAGCGAAACAATCGATATGGGGGGGACTTGGCGTGCGGCCATGCCGGCACTGTCACAAAGGGGGTGGCCCTTACTTTTTTTGGTGCCGCCTAATCTATACGGATTCCAATGGGGCTAACCATATGCTGACATATGCGTAACTCTAACCATATATGCGTTACATTCTCTAACCACTTCATCTTTGAATAAATAATATTATGGGTCAAAGAGAATTACATATGATACTCTTCTGGAGTTTATTCCTTACATTACTATTGATAAGCGCTCTAGGATACTAAAGGGGGGGTGGCAACTGAAAACGCCATTCGCTTGAACTACAAAGAAAAAAAATATACTGGGGTATAGTTAACAATCCCTTAACACAAAAAATACATTTTCACAAATAAATAATTTCATGAACGAATATAAATCTATATTCATTTCAGATTTACATTTAGGTACTCCAGGTTGTTCAGCTATTGAACTCAATGATTTTCTTAAAAACAATACTTGTGAAAGGTTATATCTTGTAGGGGATATTATCGACTGTTGGCGATTATCCAAACAAATATACTGGCCTCAAGAACATTCTAATGTCATACGAAGAATTCTTACCATCGCGAAACAAGGTACTAAAGTTTATTGGATTGTTGGTAATCATGATGAGATATTAAGAAACTGGTTTGATTTTAAATTACAATTTGGTCGAATTCGTATACTGAATGAGTATGTACATCATGGAGTTAATGGTAAAGAATATTTGGTTACTCATGGTGATATGTTTGACCCTTTGATGTATTCTGGTAAATTTTGTATGTATTTTGGTGATTTTCTTTATAATTGGTTAATGAAGTTGAATCGTTGGATATCGTTTGTTCGAAGAAAATTGGGTTTGTCTTATTGGTCATTTTCCGCATATTGTAAATCACAAACAAAAGAAGCGATAAACATTATTTCGAATTATAAAGAACAAATTGTGAAACATTGTGAAAAACGAGGTTATGATGGTATTATTTGTGGTCATATTCATTCACCTATGATTGAAACAATACAGAATATAGAATATATGAATGATGGTGATTGGGTGGAAAGTAGAACCGCATTGGTTGAACATACAAATGGAAAATGGGAGTTAAAAAGTTATGATGTTGAGTGATAAACTGACAATCGTAATACCATGTAGAAATGAGGAAGACTATATCGGTCATTGTTTACAAAGTCTTCGAAAACAAAAAGGTATTGGACAAACACAAATAATTATCGCGAATAATTCTACAGACAATACCGAGAAAGTTATTGAACTGTATAAAGATTTTCTGAATATAAAGATTATACAAGGGGGAACTGTTTCTGTCGCGAGAAACAATGGTGGACGCCTTGTTCGTACACCATATGTTTGTTTTATAGATGGAGATGTAAGATTCTTTAATGATTTCATTCTGGAAAAAACAATAAATTGTCTTGAGGAAAAAAATCTTCATCTGATTACTGGAAACATTCGATGTTATGACAATGATATTCGAACAAAACTTGGATTTCAAATCTTTAATATGATTAATCATCTCATGAAATATACATCACCATTCGCTATCGGCGCATTCATGTGTACACGAATGGATAAGTTCAATGAGTATGGTGGATTTCCAGAGAAGTATTCAACATCTGAAGATTACTTTCTATCAAGACAGTATGACCCAAAAAAATTTGAAATCATTGATGAGTATTTTGGACAGGACAGTCGAAGATTTAAAAAGATGGGTTATATCGGTATGATGATGTATCTAATTCGAAATTATTTAAATCGAAACAATGAAGACTATTGGAAACAAATGAATGGAAAAAAGTATTGGGATTAAATACCTTTTCCTAACCATCTCTTATCTATATCTGGTAGATTAAGTTTTTCCTCTTCATTACGAATGATATCAAGGATTGTTTCTGTGAGTCTTTTTTCTGTTGTGAGTGTATGTATTTTAGATTGTATAATTTTCAATTGTTCCTCATAGTATTCTATTTCTTTTTCTTTTCTTAATCGTTGGTCTATGAGTTCTGTGATGAAGATTATCTTTCTATCGGTTTTTTCTGTCATGTGAATATTTATTCATTACTTTAGTAGTCCAACCCAGTCCATAGACATAGACATGGATGTCTTCTTCTTCGTAGATATTGTTTTTTACCTTCTCTCACTTTTTCTAAATTCTTTTGTACATATTTTCTTTTAGATTCTTTTACCTTCTCTAAATTTTCTTCGACCCATTTCTTTGCATCTACTTTTATCTTGTCTTTATTGTTTTGATAGTATTTCCTCGCATATGCGTTTGGATTAGTCTGAGAAAGTCCATCTATATAATTTCCATTGTTTTCACCAAAAGCGGAAAAACCACCACCACCTGTTTTATTCCATCCATGTTCGCCAAGAAAAGTATTATGTATTTTAATGTGTTCTTTCTCCGCCGCTTTGACATCTTTTACATTATCGAACTCTAACTCTTCTACAATTTTGAATGTATGTGGTGGTTTAGTTCTTTTGTGTTCTTGTGGTCTTTGTTTAGGTCTTTCAGTATAACCCACATAACGCACCTTATCAACTTCATCAAGATACGGGGCGATTAAATAATATAGATAGTATTTTTTATCCATGAATATAATATACCATATTCAGTTACTCTAGTCAAGTGTTATTTTATCCAGTGTTTACAGGGTGTTTATCAGCGGCGAAAAAAAGTTCGAAAAAACACTTGACAAAGTTTCAAAATAATGTTAAAGTATTAGCATAATTCAATCATATAAGGGTATCAGTACGGCTGGCTCAGATTGAATAAAATAATATAAATCGCTAATAGCGTAGGAGTAAATTATGGAAAAATCCATTTTCGGCAAACCTGTCGACATAAAATCATATGATAGTATACCAAAACCACAAACATACGAGGGTTATGACTTTGTAGGTTATGATTGGTTAGACTTAAAAAAGAAATATAACATGGAAACAGATGATGAAGAATTATCTAATGTTGGTGTTCGTGCTTCTTTACATTTAAAAAGAGATATAGAATCTTTTGCATATAGAGTGAAAACACATGGTATAGATGTAACAAAACATCCATTACCTTATGATGTATCTGTGAATAAATGTATGGGTGGTAGAAAAAGAATAAAAGCTTTTATCATATTAAATGAACGATTCATACCCATAGCAAAATATAAACAGTCTAAGAGAGAATCAGTTAGAAATCTCATTTCTGCTGGACTACAAGAAAATCAAAAACATGATAGTGCTGATGATTCTGAATTCGAAGATTATGTGACAGCAGCAAAAGCTTTAATCATGGCTGGAGAATTAAAACGAACAGAAGAGGATGTTGAATCTTGGTTAAGAAATGATGTTCGAATAGATGAATATTTTTCAAAAAAAACTATAGATAAATTAGTTGAACATATATGTTCTTTAGATGAAAAAGGTATGGAACTAATGAGGTGTGTTGATAGACAAGATGCAACAGC